GAAGCTTGCTCTTGGGGTCGCCTTCTTCGTAGGGAGTGGTCATGACAGCTCTCTAAACATCCTAGTTCTCTCCTTTATCTTACTCCAAGACCTTCGAGCGTGCTCTGCCTTGTTAATGATAGCTGCCCTAGCAAAACACTCTATTCCCAGTATTTTCGTAGGACTATTTCTTAAGTAATGATCTATAATATCTACAGATACTCCTGTCATCTCAATCCAAGATATTCCTCTATTACAGGGCCTACATACAAGTCCTCTCCATCTAAACGATACAGGATCATGCTCCATCTCTAATTTTCTATTAGGATCCTTGCATATAGCGCAGGAATGGTTTTGAAATTCGAGAACTACCATATACTGCTTATACAGTGCACCATACTCTACTAGCAGGCAACATAGTTTACATCGCCTATTATTCCTACGGAACCTTTCTACAGGTAGCCACCTTTCACACATCTTACATTGGAGTATCACTTCTTCTTCCCTCCCTTCTGCCTCCGGCAGCTCATGATCTCGACATACAGCTCATTCTGGGCCGTAGCAGCCAGCCTCTTTAGCTGAAGAGCGGTCTCCTGGCAGGTCCGCATATCTCTGAATTGTATCTGCACAGACTTCTGCCACAGCATTACTGGAACGCCGAACTTGACGACTATATAGAGGGTTACAGGATCAGGTATCATTCAGATGTCCTCAGGCTGTGAGACATAGCCCCCATGCCACATCTCTGGCAGACGGTCTCGCCCCCGCCGCCGTTGATAAAGGCCCGCCAGCCCTTAAAATCGTGCTCGCAAGGACCCTTGGGGCAGTTGCAGAAGCAGGCGTCGAAGTCGAAGCTGTGCTGCACCTTGGATGGATCGCAGTTCCATCTCTTAGCAGTAGCCTCTATTATCTTGCTTATCTCGAAATTCCTCTCAGCCCGAAGGGCCTCGAAGTCAGGCTTCGTCACTCCCTCATCAACGCGACTGATGCAGCCTAGTTGATGCTGCTGCCCCTCTGGCACTCCACAGTCGTTGCACTTAGGTCTTTTCATGCTCAATGTCCTCCTGTACTCGTCGCAGGAAGCTTTCCTTGTGCTGCTGGGAGAGGTCCCAACCTATGCCGGTGTGCTTCTGCCTGTAGGCAGCCCTTAACGTCACTCCTGAGCCAAGGAAGGGGATCAGGATGTGACTGCCAGGGTCCAGACAAAGATCGAGTATCTCCTCCATCAAGGCGAGGGGCTTCTCAGTAGGATGATCCTTCTTGCCCAGTGGTGAGAAGTCAAACACGTTGCCCCTCCCCCTGCGAGGCAGCTTTGGCTTGCCCTTCCTTGCCAAGAAGAATGGCTCATAACACGATCCAAGGGTCGTATAGGGGCTAGCCGTCTGTCCACTTTCGCCCTTCGTCCAGACTGCTGGAATGTCAGGAATGCCGAAGCCCACTCTTCTCAGGCTAGCCAGTACCTCGCAATGCCAACTCATGCCATACCAGAAGATGGCAAACTTGTTGTCCTTCAGGCGATCGTAGACCAACTGAGCAGTCTGCTGGAACAGCGTTGGATAGCTATTCTCGTCCCACTCCTGGTATTCCTTCATCGGCCTAGCGTCGGTGTTGCGGCTCTTTCGCTTTTCAAGGTCAACGCCGTAGGGAGGGTCTACCTCAGCAAAATCGAAGATGCCCTTCTTCATAAGGGCCATCTCTTTAAGGGCGTCACCTATCAGGTAGTGCTCCTCGGCCTTGTTAATGGCTGTCTTGATATGGTCAGGCACTTTGGCCCTGGCCGCCTTTATGACGACCTCTTCCTCGAGACGCTCCACATCCTTGAAAGCGTGATCCTCATGCTCGAACTTATCCAACTCCAGTTCAGGAGACTCCTCCATGACCCTAGCCAGATGGAGGCTTCTGTCCACTGCCTGTCGAGACCTACCAACCATAGTGGCCTGTTGGTTCTGAGACCAGCCCTTCCCAGTGGAGGGGTTATACTCTCCAAACTCGGCCACCTTAAGATTGTAGAGCTTCAATTCCAACTTGTCTCGCTCGTGCCACAGAAGATCCTTCCGAGCGATGTTCTCGACAAGCTCGATCTCAAAGCGACTGGTATCGCTAGTTACATCCTCACGAACTATACCCTTGATAGTGTCTGCACCTAGCAGACGATGTGCCAGGTATCGGCGCTCTCCTGCCAGCAGCAGGAAACTGCCATCTACCGTAATAGGTTGAATTAGGCCATGCTCTTTGATGAGGGCGGCCAGCCCTTCTATGTCTCCCTTGTCTTCTCTTGCCCGGTCCTTGACCTTGATTTTGCTAAGCGGTATCTCCTGAACTTGCATCCCCATCCCCTTCTAGCTCCGCTAGTAGAGCGGCTATCTGTTCAGGCGTCATCTTGTCCAACGCCTTACTGGTTTTGTCCTTAGCACCGCTGCTGCGGCGGGCTCTGACCTTCTTCTCTCCTCGTTTCTCCTTGCTTACACGGCGATCTCCTCTCATCTGTCGAACGTGCTCACGAAGCTCATCTAGGCTCATGTTCTCGATGCTTTTGCGAAGCTTATCTAGATGAGACATTCTAGGTCACCAATGTAGAACAGGGAGGATTGCCAAATTTTGGCAGGCCTCCCTTGTTCATGGATGTTTAGGCCTTCAGCCGTGGCAGTCTCAGGCGATTGTAGATGTTGCCGTCGTCACCTTCCTCTTGGTAGAGGAAGCTCCTTCCGGTGGCACCGATGAGATCGTCCGAGTTGAAGCCATTCCCTTCCATAGCCACGCCGAAGCAGGTCAGGAAGCGCTTGATGTCCAGTAGGCGCATCTGCCTCTGATCTGCAGGGGTGTCTCGATCGGGATAGGTGATCCAATGCCGGAGGAGGGCCGCGTTAGGGTAGGAATTGTCCTCGATCTTGATATAGACCGTGGTCATGGCGTTGCCCTTCTTGGACTCGCCATCTTCGGACTTGACGATCCTCAGATCGTACTCGCCCTCAGGCACTGCTTCGGCTTCCTTGGCATCGTCCAAGGCTACGTTGATGAAAGGCATCTTGTGTTCCTTATGATCTCAGTTGGGCGACCTTGGAGACCGGCTGGACAGGAGTCCTCGCTCGACGGAGCAAGCCTCCTATTCCTTCCGAGGTTGGGTCTCCAAGGCCCTTTATAGTGACGTCCTCAACAGTAGCCAAGTTCGGGATGCTACTGCGGACGTCCTGCAGACCTCTAGGGTCTGGTCGGGTTCTTATTTCATACCTAACACCTCCTTTCGGGTCTTCGCTGGTCTGGGCTAGCCAGACATTGGTGAACATTAGGGGAAGAATGTTTCTGGCCTTCCCCGGCAGCATCAGCTGCGTCTCGATCTTCTTCGTCTTCTCGTCCTGGAAGGTAGTGAAGTGGCTGGTGCAATAGAGACTGATCGGTAGAGCCGAGATGCTACCAAAGACATCAGCCATCTTACTGCCCACCACACGGTAGTCGCCAAGTTCTTCAATGTCGCCATACCTGTTGTTGATGAACAACTGCCGATCCATGACCGATTTGGAGAGGAAGGTCAGGCTGTCTAGGATCAGCCAGTTGTAATCCTTGAAGAAGCCCTTCTCCACCTTCTCGTTAATATCGTCTACCCACTTCATGTAGACGTGGGGCTCCAGCTTCTTCTTTGGCCTGTCGCCAAGGAATTGCTTGTTGGTCTTGGGGTCCTTGTTGAAGCCTTTCAGAGTGGCATCCATCTCGAGGAAGTCAGGGTAGAACTCCTGATAGTCAACGTCGCATCCCCTGAGGGTCGACATCGAGTTAGGATCGAAGATGTAGGCGAACTTCCGGCCGGGCAGGGTCCATACCTGCTTGGTCTTCCCAGTGCCAGTCTTGCCGGCTAGAAGGATGCGCTCTACAGTGGACAGTCCGGCGTCTTTAGCGTTGGGCATGTCTCTCATCAGCCTCCAGAAGTCTATACGTTTCCTCTTGAATAGAAGGGGCTCCTCCATGCAGTCATCTAACATACTAGTCCTCTGGTCTAGACACGGGCCACACCGCTACGATCTCCCCTGCCTCATTCTGAATGCCCGCCTTTCGGCCGTAGTCCAGAAGCACGACATGAGCAGGCCCTCGGCTTTTTCTCTCTGCCTCCCGCATCAGATATTGAGTATTGTCGTCCCTCTTGGGCTTCTTTTTAGGCATCTGTCACTCCTTCGATAGGTCCAATATGTTCAAGAGGGTCCCAACGCTTAGCTGTAAAGCCTGCTGGAATTGGTCTGTCGATGGGGTTGGGCCACGCTTTACAGAGACCGAGATACGGACAAGCACTGTTGAAGTCCCAGCAGCTGTTGGTATTCTTTGGGAACGCTCGTAGGTAAGGGTCCGACGCCTTTGCCCTGATAGCTTCAGCTTTGTCTTCCTCGATACGTCTGATCCAGTCTTGGACTTCCCAGAGCCAGCCATCGAGGTGTTGGAGTTGTCGCTCAACGGGGATGAACATAAATCCTTCGTCGCTTTTGTGGACGAGCGCCGCATCGACCCAGACTCCTCCTACTATATCAGGATACATCATGTGTAAGGCGTAGAGATAGCCGTCTACTTGGGCATTGGGACTGAAGCTGTCCAGGAAAGTGGACCTAAACTTGCCTTCCTTGCGGTAGGCCGTCGTGGTTTTATGCTCGATCCCGATGATCTTCGTTCGCCGCTTGACAACCTTGTCGATCTTGCCTACATAAAACAGAGTGGGGTCCTTTGGGTCGAGCGGCACCGCGAAGGGCTTTTCCATGGAGACCAACTCGAAGTCATCCCTGTTTCTAGCCCGGTAGTCGATGTAGGCGACGATCATCTCGAGAGCCTGGCCGGGCGTTCTAGGAGAGAGTTCCTTCTCCTCCTCGTAGCCAATCTCGTCGGGAGGGGGCATTCCCTCTGCCAGCCAATACTCTACAAAGGCCCGATAGGCCGCTTTGGCCAGAACTTCCTTGCTAGGCATAATCGCAGGAGGGGTCATCCCTGCCCAGATGACCTCCATCGCTGCGTGCCAGCCTCCACCGAACACCAGAGGTGTTCTGGTTCCATCGGGCCTCCAGTCTCGGACGTGCCGATAGTAAAACAAGCGAGGACACCGTTTGTAGTCCGATATCCTCGTATTGTCGTACAGCCTGAGGACCTTGTCTGCCCTCTTCTTGTGTATCGTATCTGACATTCTATCTCCCAAAGATTAGGTACACTGCAAGCACCAGGCCGATACATGCCAGTGGATATAGCACGTAGATCATTACCCTATGCCGCGAAGTCGGCCTCCGAAGGTTTGCCACAGGATTAGGATGGCAACCAGCAACACCACCACCCAGATGATATTCATGATAGGCGGGGGTATCGCTATGCCTAGCTGGCCTAGTACGAAGATCACCAGATATATCACGCCTACCAGCAGGCAGAGATATATCAGCATCATTATAACGCTCTCAACCATCACGAGCCTCCTTTTCTGCTCTGGCTAAGTCGTCTAGTGAAGCGTTGTGCATCTCCAACAGGTAGTTACAGCCCTGCTCCTCGATGTTAGTTATTGCCTTGCACTGGTCGCAAGAGGCCGTCTTGTATAGAACGTTTGGCTCCTGTATCGTCAGACGTTGGCCGCACTTTGAGCAGGTGAATTTCTGGAAGCACAGCCGACCCTTGCTTGCGTGCAGTTTCACCGCTTCCGCGATCACCTGAAAGGGATGGTCTTGCGGTTTCTTGAGCACCACTAGAGCGCTTTTGTCCTTCATTATATGCTGATCCTTGTCCGTCATTGTGGAAGCCTCCAAAGAGTGTCCAGCCGACCAGTAGGCCAGCCAACACTATTGCGATCATTACTCCGTCTAGACGCTTTTCCTTTGTCTCGCTGCCGAAGATGTTCTCCCTTACTGCCTGGGCCTTTTCCCTGATGACCTTAGGGAATTCTGACTTCTTGGCCTTGAAGTGTTCCAAGGTCCGCTGCTCGACGAAGGCCATTATCTCTTCGATCGTAGATGCGGCCATGGTGCCTATGCCTGGCATCGAGACCAGGTAGCCGCCCATGTTGCACTGCATGATGGTAGGAACTACCATCTTGGTAATGCCGCCTTGGTTCAGCATCTCCTCAGTCTGAGGCATCTCTGGAGGAAGAGGTCCTTGTGCTACTCTTGGCATAGTATCGTCCCACGCTTTCTCAGTACCTGGTTGCGGTTTCCAGTCAATCGAGTCGTCATCCTGCCTGCTCATTGACATGCTCCTGTCCTTGGCTTAGCACTATGGGCCTAGACACATAGCGGGCCATGGCCCCGTCGTAGACTAGGAAGTTGATCCTGCCAAACTTGTAGGCCAGAATACTGGCAGTGATCGCGTTGACAGTGCTAGGTCCACTGATTAAAAGGTAGTCCCCCGGACCTGCATCTTCCAACTTGCCTGCAATCCTTCGATAGAGATCATTGATCCTAAATCGGTCCTGCGTCCCCTCTGTCAAATAGACCAACTCGCCGAAGCGGTTGGCATCGGAGAAGTCGTGAAAGCTCTTGTTGGGGACGAACACCTTAGGGTGTCGCATCTCGTGGAAGGGCATCTTGTTCTCTTGTAGTTGGGGCTGTCCGAGCACACAGATGGAGGGCTAAAGTCTCAGACAGCCCCTATCACCCAACCGCAGCGGGGAAGCTCAGTTGGGTGAGTTCCTGGTTAGTTGGCTCTGGCCCTGATCTCCTTGGCAAGAGCAGTACGATCGGCCGGAGACATGCGGGCGATCTCCTCGCGAGCACGTTCCAGTGGGCTCTTGGCGGCCTTCCTGAGACCCGGCTTCCACTCGGCCACAGCCGCCTGGATTTCCTCGGGAGTCTTGCCCGCGTCGAGCATCCCTCGCATGAAGGCCTGCACTGCGATGATGAGGCTCCGCTTGACGTGACTGAAGATCACGTCTTCGCCGAACTGCTCGATGAGAGCCTGTACTGACTCACCAAGTTCCCAGGTGGCCGTCACTGAGTTGCCGTTGGTACGCTCTGCTTTGACTTCTGTAGCTGCCATTTTTCTCTCTCCTGTTAGGCGTGCCGTATGGCACAACCGACCCGTGTTTTATGGCACGAACAGGGCCGGGTTTCAATCAGAATTTTTAGGCGCTTGTTTCTCCTCCTTCCTCTCTAGGGATCGCTGCTTCTGGATACGCCATTGAGCACGTTGGGTCTCAGAGCCCTTGTATTTTCGCTTTTCTCCTTTTATATGCTTATAGGTATCGTGAAAGATGGCTACCCTCCTAGCCACTGCGACCCAACGCATCTGGGCGTGATGGGCTAGGTCCTCGAAGAAGATTTGAGGCTGCTCTCGGTAGAAGGCATTATAAGCAGCCTCGCCCATTAGGTAGTCCTTGGGTTTCTTTTCCATTGGATCACGTCCCAGTGTTGAGAGACCCACTCCAGAAGGTTCTGAAGCTCAGCCGGACCTAGGTAGACTTCATGATCTACCTGAGCGCCAGAGCCGCATACCCGAGGAGTGCGTATCCTCATCGTGTTGGCTCCTTCGTGCATGGAGACGTAGAGGCCATCGCCTATGTAGGTTTCTTTCATGGCTGTTATCCTACTGAGTACTTGTAATACCTCATCCAGTGGTGATAGGCATAGCGGAGGAGTTCCCAAATCATTTCTTGACGAGCCTCCATTCCAAGCCGACAGCTGCCGCTACTCCCACCATAGTCATGTGAGTTGGATAGCGAGTTCTGCCTCGACGGAGGTTGGCTATGGTTCCCCGACACAGGAAGGTGTTGTGGTAGATATCGGAGTTGGCGTAGCCATCTGTCTGAGCCACCAGCTTCTCAATGTGAGGGTCCCTAGCGGGTTTCTTAGGACGTTTCATGACGCCTCTCCATTGACCTTCCTCAGCTGACTGAGGATCGCCTCTGGATGTTCCTGCACCACTATGTTGTAGTCAGGAATGTTCATGGTGAGAATGGTGACGTCTACCCCCCGAGGCCCCACTCCAGGAATGGGCAGATCGCCCAGACGCATCTCCTGAACCCTGCTCATATTGACCCAGCAGGAATTGGTCTTGACAGCACCTGCGCCATCAACTTCGACTTCGGTCAGCTCGACGAAGATATTTTTCATCTTGTGTATCCTTGTGCTTGGTTGAGTTAGGGCTTGACAAACATCACTATGAAGAACAGATACCCCAACGCGAGGTATGCTGCCCAACGATAGTATCTTATAACCATTCCTTACCACCTCCATTAAGTTGGCCCCTGGCAGCTCTCATCTTCTTGAGGTCTGCCACAGACTTGACAAACTGACTGGTGTCAGAGCCAGGCATTGCCAGCTGGGCAAACAGGTGCATCACGATCACCTGGGCCTCATCAGGATCGTCGGTGAGGTAGTCTAGAAGGCTCTGCATCTTGCTAACCTTCGTCATTAGGGTATCTTTAGTCATAGGTTTGTCTCCTTGAACACTACTAGGCCTGCTACAATGAGGAACAGTAGGATACCTGCAGTTGCAGACTCCCAGCCGTGTCCGCAGATGTGGACTGCCCCCAGAACGGCACAGTTAGCGCACCACTGCAAGTTGTGGTGTACCTTGTGCAGCAAGGAAGAGTTCTGGATGCGCTTTAGGAGATAGTGGGTTATCTTCGCTGGTTTGCTATGTGGCTGTCCTAGAGCGGGAAGGTCCATCTTGTAGAGCCCTTGTGAACATTGTACGTGAGCGGAGGATCGCCTGGAGGCCCCGTGGACGCGCCCGGCAGTCGGCCCGCGTCCTCCCACGCGGAAAGGCCGGATCGCGACGGACGGGCAGCCTCGGGACGCCCACGATCATTCGGCCTCATCCGTGTCCGTCAGCCCCGCCAGACTGTCTCGGGCACCCTCAATGCCATCTATAGCAGCCTGAATATCAGGCAGATGGGCATCCTCTCCTGAGGGATCGGCACTCTCTATCTCATCATGAAGAGCTTGTATCTCCTCCATGTGCTTGTTGAGGCTCTGCACTATGCGATTGACAGTGGTGATTTGGTCTGGGGTCATGTCTGGGAACTCCCGTGTTGAACTTGAAGAAGGGTAGCCCCGGCGCAAGGGGCTACCCTCTTAGGCTGACTTAGGCCTGGTCGACCAGGACCGCTGCCTGGGCCTCAGCAACCGGCTCGTCCTCCGGGTCGAAGAGGCCATCCTCCATCGCCCAGTGGGTTACAGCGTGGACGGCGATGCGCCTGTCCATACCGAGCTTCTCAAGGGCAGCAACCGCTGCCTTCAGAGCCGCCACTGGGTCGTCGGTCTCTTCCAGGCCGTTGATGAAGTCATTCTGGATAGCTTCGAGCTTGGCTTTCATTGTAGACTCCTTGTGATCTCCGAGTTGGAAGGTGAGGCAGGCCAGCCTCGGAGGGACACTGGCCTGCCTCTATGGCTGGGGAATTGAGGAGTATCCCAGCCAATCTGGTTACTTCTTCGAGGCCTCCGTCTTGGCCTTGGCTGCATCGGCCCTGTCCTGATCGGCCTGCTTCTTGTCAGCAGCGGCGGTGCCGGTGAAGGGCTTGCTGGAGGACTGCGGGCTAGGGCCGGTGCCCGGCTTGGTGGGGCTGGGCTTCTCGTCGTAGGGGATATCCCCCACTACCATATCGAACATTCTCTTGTAGTCTGGAAGCTCGCCTGAGGTAGTGGCCCTCTGCTGATCGCCTTCCTTGATGGTGCAGTGGACTTTGCCGCCGCCTTTCTCGAAGGTGACGGTGTAGTTGTTGCTGAACTGCAGGATGTGCTTGTACTGAGAGGTTGCCATTGGAGTCTCCTGATCAGGGAACGCAAAAGGCCCTGGGCCTTGCGGCCCAGAGCCCAGTGCTTGTCTAGTCTTGTAGCCGAGCACGATAGCGCTTGGAAGCCGCTGCTCGACAAGTGCGGCACTCAAGCTTGCCATTCTTCCGGCGATAGGCATTTCGGCCCATCACTCTGTGTCCATGGCGACACAGACGCCCACGGATCGGCTGTGAGCGGGAGACAACTTCCATGTCCTCTAGAGAGGCCCCGACATGGAAGTTGGCAATGGGTGATGGCTCTGGGGATGGGAGAAGCCATCTCTGTAGTAGCATAGTAACCATATCTGCCGCCCTCCTTTCGCGGCCTTCCATTGCGTGGAGAGCAGTCATGTTGATAGTCACATCACGCCTCACTGTAATTCGGTGGATGACCTGCGACTTCCGCAGAGGTTCGTTCGTCTGACAGTCTAGGCTGACCATAGCGCCCCTCCGGATTTACCATTTCTTACGGAGGCATCCATAAGGGAGACCCTGGCAGGGCGCGCTCACCTGAGGGGGGTAAGTTCCTGCCAGGGCCATGGGCACTTACTCCGCCTGGGATGGAGGAGCAGCACCCACTGGGTCTGCAGTGGCCAAGGGCTCCACTGCAGGGGTCCAGTTGTTCAGTATCTTGGCTATCTCCAGGAGTTTCTTCTCGGCGTCGGAGCCCATCCGGGGATAGATGCAGAGGCTGACGGTATCCTGCATATCCAGGTCCAGAACGATCCATATCTGGTTCCTGTTCGGAGTCTCACCGACCTCGTGCAGGCGGATGTTTCTGACGTCATGAGCAGATAGCATGGTTAGTCCCTCCCTGATAGTGGTGTGATCCTGAAGTTGCCGTTGGGAAAGTAGCCCGAAGTCAGCCAGTCGTTCTTCAACTTGACCAGTTCAACTCGGGCCAGCAGTTGTTGGTCTCGGCTTTCTCCCACGTTGCGAGCGGCCACTGTGAACCAGGTGTCTTCGTTGGTCTTGACTTGAAGGACAATAAACATAAGAGGGTCCCTCCGAGGAGCGTGATGCCACTGAAAAAACGATCATATCACATCATGGTGATAGGTGCAACCGATTTATTTAGTGGGGTTCGGTGGCTTGGTGGGGTCCGATTTCTCATAGGGGCCAGGCCTTAGGGGTACTATCTTGCTGGTCTGTTCTCCTGCTTCCTCTAGGAGGGATATTCCTATATACATCCTAGGACGACCTTCTGTTGCAGAGCGCTTCTCCCCTAGTTCAGGGATCACAGCCTGAAGGTCCCGACCGAATATCTGCGTTGAGCCAGCGGGTATTCTCTGCTTAACGCACCAGTTCTCCCAAGCTTGAAATAGCTTGCTCTTCTCTACAACCAGACCAGGCCTGACGTCACAGCGCTCTTCTATGAAGTCTGCCAGAGGACTGCTGATACGTCTAATAGAGGCAGCTGTCTCAACAGACGATGTTGGCTGCTTGAAGCGGCCTGCCTCTCGTAGCCGCTGATAGCCCACAATGGCCCAGTTTAGGATGCCAGACGCTTCTTGGGAGAGGCGACTGAATAGGGTAGGATCCTCATGGCCTGCGAACGTTCTCGTTAGACGTAGGATAACAAAGCGCTCTAGCAGAGCTCCAGACATATCTGCAATAGCTGGTAACTCGTTTGTGAATACTGTGAACCTGGTAGGCAAGGCTCCAACCCAGGTTCCTTTGTACTTCTGGTTTACAGGTATAGCATCCTCGCCTGATATTGACAGCAATCGCTCAGCTATAATTGCAGGGTCCATGCGTTTGGAGAAGCGGGCATCAGGTATAATGCAGGCAGGCCTGCTGATCAGGTGTTGAAGACCAAAGAGCTCTCCCAACGAAGCGAGAGTCATAGAGGCCACTGAGTCTCGGCCCAACATCAGGGTCATGATCCTGCCTATGGTGCCCTTACCACCTCGGCGAGGCCCCACTATCAGCATAATCTTCTGCAGACTGGTATCTGGTGTTAAGTTGTATCCAAACCAGTCCTGCAGAGTATTCTTAGCCTCAGTGTCAGTCATGAATATCTCATCTAGGAACTTATGCCACTGGCTGGGCCTAGAGGCACCTGGATCAAACGTCACTGTGGAAGCATACAAGTTGAAATATGTAGGTGTATGCGGGTATAGTCTGGCTGTGGGAATGTGCAGTAGCCCGTTAGCCACCGATATGAAGTCTTTAGGAGATAGCGCAGCGAGTTCTGGCGGAGCACCGGGGAGCCAGAACGGTGGATCTATGTTGTCGTCAATAGCACAAACGGCCTTCATTGCAGATAGGATAGAGTTGACTTGTGACTGCTTTGGCTTCACGGGAACCCTCTTTGTTAGACCACCTTCCTTCTCAACAACACGATCTGACTCCTCGAGGGTAAGCCAGACCAGTCCTCTGACTAGTTCATCTGATACAATCCGAAAGGCTCCGGATCGAAAGAGCCAAAATGAGCCTCTGTAGTAGTGCCCACCTCGAGGACGGCCGAAGACAATATCTGTTATCTTTCTTGCTGAAAGGACGTGATCGTATGCGTCTATTACATGGCGTGCTGTCATTCTGGTTGCCCCATTCTGGACACAATCGACCTGTACCAACAGGTCCGCGTCCATTCCTTTATGTAGTCCCCATTATATTACATATAAAAAACGCTACGTACAATAAGGGTGTAGCCGCGGACGGGGCGGGACGCCCATATATTTTTAGGGCCAAACTTGGGGATTTTATCATATAGTGACGGTTGCCAAATTTTGGCAACCCTCCCTGCTTGGGCGGCTTTGCCGCCCTGCTTGACACGAAAACGTCAGTCTGGCTGTCATAAGGCCATGCACCCACGCCTCGCCAGCACCAGAGCCACTTTGAGCCCCGATGTTCAGCGGATGTGGCAGGCTCTACAGAAGGCCATAGAGAGACCCAGAAATGCCCAAGACGACAAACCCCGAGAGATGGGCGGAGATCAGGAAACACCTAGGCACGGACCAATTCAGGCTATTGTGGATAAAGCCTGAAGAGAATGTCCTGCTTGGCTGGTGGAAGATTTGTGACTATCTAGGGGTGAAGGATAGGAAAACACTGCAGATTTGGGTCGATGAGTGGGCATTGCCAGCCATCAAGAGGCCCGACGGAGTATGGATGACAACTATGACCAGCATCGACCAGTGGATTATGCTGGCTTCCCAGACCCAATACGAGAATAGGACCAGAAATGGCGAAACCACCCGTCAAAGAAAGGCACTTAAAGCACAGCTCAAGGCATCAGCCAAGGTGGACAGGGGACGAACTGAGGAGCCAGCTGGCTCTTTATGACAGACGGCCATTTCTCGATCTGTTAGCTGAGTGGCTCGAGTGCAGTCCTGATCCTGAGGATATCAAGATCTTTGCTTCCAAGTACCCTGATCGGTACGCTGGAGCTATTCGTCAGCTTGCCCAGATAGGTGGCTTTACTGAGAAGAGAGAGGTCTCAGTTGACGTTCATGTGAACATACGTACTATGAGTGATAGCCAATTGGAGGACAGACTGAAGGCCCTAACAACGCAGCTGAGATTGCCTGAAATAAACGTTGAAGATGCTGAGGAGTTGATCCAAACAGGTGAACCAAATTCATCTGATTAGCGATCGCCAGATCGCCAGCGAAATGCCTTAATTATATTGAGAAAAATAAGAGGCAAATCCGCCAACTAATCAAAAACACAGCGTCTAATTCGATCACATTAAGTTGATGACAAATTCCCACTGACCGCCATAAATTTGCCACAATGTTAGCGTATATTGGCCTAATCAGACGGCAATCACGTCGTCTGGTTAACAAGGGCTCGGCCCACGCAAGTGTGACCGAGATACAACACCATGACTAGCTCTTTGACAACTGAAAACGCTGTGGCTGGCGAGACACCAGTTGCTGGGAAGCCGCACTCCTTGCGGGAAATTCCAGCGGGTGAAAATTTCTCGGCCAGGACTGAGTACTTGGGCGATCGGAAGGTGAACGCTGTCTTCGCCATCCGCCGCGCCGAGGGAAAGCCCCGGTTCGAGAAACAGTGTCTTTTCGACTTCAGCGGTGTCTCCGAGGAGCAACTGTATCTCCTCGCCATGTACGGCGCCAAGGTGAAGGTGCAAGCGCGGCTTCGCGACATCAGTGAAGCCGAAATGCTGAAGCCCGAAACTTTGGCCGAGGTGGACGTCTTGAACGACGTGATCCAGGCGCCACGCAGTAGTGTCGACAGTGTCACTGCTGCGATCCGGCTACTCGCCCGGAAGTCTGGAGCCACCGAGGACGATGTCAGGGAAGCTCTGGCGTCGTTCGTGGCGAACGAGTAACAGTGACTAAATTGCCCCTCATGGAGAAGGCCCCCCGCAAGGGGGGTCTTTTTTTTGCCTGTTGCCCATCTGTTCGGCTGTGTCCTGCCTACCACAGTACCGCGAATGACACTA